GGCGGTTGAGTGGGTTAGGGAACTTGTTCCCTTGCGTTCATTACGACCTGCTTCATTTTCTACTGCCCTGGGTTTGATGCCTAAGGATACATCCTTAGGGTTACCATGGCTGGGAAGTGATGAGGTTCATGTTCCAGAATATCTTAAGCGTGCTCAGAACCTACAGAAATCAGATGACATCTATCCCTGTATCCTGTACTGGAGAGGACAATCCAAAGGATTACACGAAGTCCCGAAGCAGCGTGTCGTATGGGGCTTCGACCATGCTGAGACTATCGCGGGTGCTACCATATTGTATCCAGTTTTGGATACTCTTAAGCACAAGTCAGGTTTCTCGGCTTGGCTCGGTGACGTAGATGTGGATGAGGCTGCCACACGTATCTTACGCGTCGCGGGTGGAAGGAGTATCTTGTCATCTGATTATTCAGGATTTGATAGCTCATTACCAGTCGAGTTATTGGACGTGGTTGACGATATTCTCGGTTCCTGGTTTACAGATCCTGGAAGTGAGAGGGTCCATCTTCTCGGTCACATATCTAACACGATTCCCCTGGTAGTCCCAGATTTCGTGATGGGTGGCAGAGATGGTGGTATGCCTAGTGGTAGTGTACTCACGAACTTACGTGATACCATTGCCAATCTAGTTGCCGGTGTGTACGTCGGCATCCGAGCCAGTTCTGATCTCATGGACTTTGAGGTGTTGGGAGACGACTCTGTGTTCGTGTTTTGGAACGGGATGGACGGTGACACGTTTGCTAGATATGTAGGTGAGTTGGGCTTGACGTCCAACCCTGCTAAGCAATTCATCAGTACGGATGCTTTACACTTCTTACAAAGGTGGCACTCCACGCGTTATAAAGTCGATGGACTATGTGTGGGTGTTAGATCGCCATACAGAGCTGCGAATGGTATGATGGGTTATGAGCGTTGGTCTCAAGGCTGGTCCGGATATATGGACTCAGCCAGGTGGATCATGCAGGCGGAAAATGTCAGGAATCATCCTTATTTCGTTGATTTCGTGAAATGGATGAAGGGTGGTGATCGGATTCTCTCAAGTGGCATGACCACAAAGGAGATTTTCCGACGCGCTGGAGGTAGTGACAAGATTAGAGCCACACTCCACATTGCGTCCTTTCCTTTTAATGTTCAGAATCCTGACAGGGTGTCGG